CGTCTCAATAAACGCCGCATGATCCGGCCGGTTTTGTTTAATCCATTCCCATGCTTTGCGCTTGCGCGCCGGCGGCAACCGGCTTAGGTTAATCGGCTTTTTCATTTTTCCGCGGCATATCCGGCAATGTATTGATGTTTTTAACAAACTCAAAAAATTGCGCTTTAGTCATCTGCTTGGACGATTTAACACCGACCGCATTAAGCCGCAGCCGATAGGTCTCATCGTCCAAGCCCTTTTTGTGCGCCAAGACATGGCAAAGCTGAATCCGTTCTTTGGTCATGCGAAACCGTTCAAACGGCGTTTGGCAATACGTACACACGCGGAAGCTGCGCGCGACCAGCTTGCCGCAGCACTGACAGCGTTTAAGCCGCTGCGCCATCTGAAGACATCGCCGATAGTTGTCTCATATCTAAATCGAATCGCCCGCAAAATTCGATCGCATGCGATTCGCAAAAGTTATGATTAACCGCGTGAGCCCCTTTGTGGGTTGGGTTGAGATACCCAATCCGGTGGGTCGGTTTTCGTCGGCAATAGCGACCGCCGTCACAGTTACAATCAACGGATCCGTTCAATCGAGTGATCGTGCTCGAATTTTTTACGTTTTGCTCAGTTATTGTCATCGTATTTCCTCCATCGCGTTTTCAATATCCTGCCGGTCGGGCAGGGTGTAGACCGCTGTTGTAGAAATATCAGAATGCCCCAAAACGGCCATCACAATGGCGCGCGGGTCTTTCGCGGTACTGGAATCCATCAGCCGTTTAGCCAGCGTATGGCGTAGCCAATGGGGTGAAAAATCGGGGTTAATGCCGGCGGTCTTTGCCCAATGCGTGCAGCGTGTTTGATAAGACCGGATCGATAGCGCCTGGCCATGACGGCTGAGCACTAGCGGGGATGTTTCAAGGCGGGGATAACCGTCGGTAAGGCGAATATTAACCAACTTACGCAACGCTTTTTGCGCAACCGTATTCAAATACACGCTATGTCCGCGCTGGTTCTTGCTAATTTCTGGCCGCAGCGTTAGCTTTTTGTCCCTCAATGCCGTTTTGGCATCCCCCAGCGTCAGGCCGGCCAAAGTGCCGACCCGGATGCCGGTATGACGAAGCAATCGCAGCCAGGCCGCATCACGTTCTGCAATGGATCCTTTTTGGCTGTCAACCGCTTTAAAAAGCTGCCGTTCTTCGGTCTCCGTCAAATACCGTTCGAACTGATTGCGTTGTAAGGCACGCATGACTTACCAATACACCGACAGACAAAATATAATCAGGCCCATGCACAGCCAATCCAGCAATTGCGTTTTCATAGCATACCGACCAAGGCATAGGCCAAAATCGCCGCCGGCACCACTAAACCCATAAACGGAAAAAATGTTTCCATCCAAAAATTTTTGCGTTGGTTCATCTTGGCTCCTTATTTTTACCGTTTCGATAACCGCGCAACGGTTTTCAGCGCGGCATCCAATTCGTTTTGCTCGTCTTCCGACAGAGCGTTTTCTGACGGAATGGGCGCGCGTTGCAACTTTGGTATATTCAAGTTCCGGCCGCCAAAGTTCGGGTGGCTCAACAATTCCTCGCCAAAATATTGAACAACGACGCTAGAATCGATAATGGGTCGCTCCCCCGTACTCAATTCGGCACTTTTAATGCCGAGTTTGCGCAGTGAATCGGGCGGTGTTATTGGAGACTTTCTTTCCATCCTCTAGGCGACAAACCGACCGATTTTGCGCTTCAGGCCCGCGCCTGTGCTATGCGCGCCCCGCCCGGAATCGGCAAGATGAAACGGCAGCAATAAACCCAAGAATATCGCCAACCCCAAAATAACGGCCAACCCAGCCAGCGCAAACAATACCGAAATCAGGCCGCTAAACAGCCCCCACAAAAATTCGTTCACGTGGATATCCCCGAGGCTGATCTAGCCAGATCGTGCAACGCTTTAATCGCCCCCATAGCTTCGGTAATAATTTGCTTGCGTTCATTGCTCGAAATCACGCCATCGGCGCTCGCATCCAATAGCACGGTCGCCAAATCGCCATTTTCTTTGGTGACTCGGGCCAGCAATGCCATTAAATTGGGGGTCTGATCGGGGTTTGAATGGATCGGCTTACAGACAAAGCCGCAGTCTGCCGCGATCGCGTGCAAAATCTGAAAATCACCGGTTTGCAACATAAGCGCCAACAGCTCAGCCGGCGAAAAATGCCGGTCATCGATGCCCATATTGGCTTTGTTGTTTAAGGAAGAGGGCGGAATGTTCACCCGTTTAGAAAGCGCAGTGGCGCCGCCTGGGCTATTGTGTACGGTACCGTATATCGCTATATCCAACGTCGAATACACGAGCGCGACTCCCCCAAATTCTCGTTAAAAAAAAGGGGCGAACCGGTTATCCTCACGCCTAACGTTGTGTTACGCTAAAAATGAGGATGACAACAAAGGTATGCTTTTAAACCGGTCGCCTCACCAGGCTGGCCGCGGGCTGCAACTCGCGGCCGGCCACTTATACCCGCCGTCAGGCGGTCTCGTCGAAGGTATCGTGATGGTTTGCGTTCAATCCTCTTTGGATCAACACACAAGCCGCATTCGGGACCGATCTGCTTTCGATCTTTGCCACCTCGGCTATTCTTTTGTAAACATCAGGCTGAGGGCGAATGTGTATCAATTTTGGATTCGTTTTTTTTACTTCGGACATAATTGTTTACAGTATTAGCGAATGATTAAGTTATAATCTGATACAAAATGATCTAATCAATAATATATGCTCATATCCGTGCATAGTCAAATAAATATACTCGAAAATGAGCCTGGCGACCTGGTAACCCGGCTGGAATGGTCCCTGAAAGGCCGATTAAAATATCCATTTGGTAGCGCTATCGGGTTATCGCGTGGAACGATAAATCGCTTGTTTTCAGACAGGTTTAATGCGTCGTCAGACCTGCTAAATGCCATTAGAAAATACGAAAATATATCAATCGACTGGCTTTTAAACGGGTGGGGCGAGCCTTATGTGGTTCGGCACCTGGTGGCCGATAGTCTCGGCCCGATGCTATTGGACGCAATGATCGATGGCGAACCGTTGGACTGGTCAGCGTATGTTTTTAGCGATACGGATCGCACGGCGCTGGTTTTGCGGCAACCGTCTCAATATTATATTTCCGATCGCGCCGTCGAATACACTCAATTTGAAGTGCTCGCCGGCGAATTGGGGCCGCAAACTTATAAAGTGCTGGAAAACTGCCAATTTGCCCGTCGGTATATCGTGAAAACCAACGCATTAACGCTGCAACGGCTGGCTATAGGCATGTTGGGAACCTTTGATTTAATCGGGGAAGGGTGGCTCGACACAAATGCCGAGCAAATCAGCAGTTTTTTGGGCTCATCGCATATCAACGTCGGCGGAGAATCCTATTCCGCCGCCGATCGAAATCTTTTCAACAAAATAATGGGCTTAAATGAACGCGACCGGGGTATTATCGCCTCGATGGCGGACAGCATGGACAACGCCCCCAATTCTTAACTAAAGCGCTTGAATTGCCGTGACCGCGGCATCCCGCGCCACGGTAATACCGCCAATATCATCCGCCGCCGCCGCGGCTTCAACCGCCACAATACCGGTGCGCCGCTCCCTGTCAATATCGGCGCCGGCAACAATCATCGCATCGGCCAATGCAATAATCGAATCCGCTGCCGCCTGGGCGGTGGCCGCGGTGGCGTCTGCCTCAGCTTGCACGAATTCGGGCACGGCGCCGGTATAACCGGCGGCCTTATACGCACGGGCTTGTTCTTCTTTCTTCAGATAGGCCTCAGCCTGACCGGGGGTTGTCGTCATAAACGCTTGTCGGCCGAGCCCCGCCGTGGTATTGATCGCCGACATGGCGTCCGTTTCTGCGTCAAGCACATTCAGTCGCACCCGTTCGACATCGAGCGTCGCTTGGTCGGGCAGGGCGGGTGCACCGACCGGCCAGGTCGCGGTCAAACGCGCATACGTGGAAGCATCCCGCCAGCCAATGCCGGGAACCAAAGATTCAATCGCTCTTGCGTACATTAGGCCACCTTTTTAATGTTTAACGATCTAAAAATATGATCCTCGCCAACCCCGGCCACGCCGGCACCAAACCCGGTGTTAGAAACGCCCTGGCTCCCCCATCCCTGCAGTTCAAGCGTTTTACCCGCCGCGATCGTAAATTTTGCATCCAATAAATCGAGCGTGCCCACGGTGTCAGATGTCCCCGTGGCGGTTGACTGTCCAAATGTAGAAATCGCCAGCGTCACGTTGTCTGTGACATTACGCAACCGCGCCTGGTGGCTGTCCGTGCCCCCCATATACGAATAACCTTTTACTTTGTAGGTTCCCGCGGGTAGCCCGGTAATTTGATTACCCGCCACCGCGATCCCGGTAATCTCATCGAACTCGATACTATTCAAGGGTGCGGTACGCCAGGCACCGACCGAATACGTCCCGCCATGTATGCCGGCCGCGACCCGGTGCGCGATGACGATCTCCGGTCGTTGAATGGCTTTAGAAAGCTGATCAAATTTCGTCCGATCCGGCACCTGGCCCGAGGCCGCGATCGCGTTGGTGATCTCGTCGTACATCGCGTTAAGATCCTGCGCGAAAACGAACGACGCGTCGGAATTGCCCGGCAATACACCATCCCAAAACTTATCATTTCCGGGGTCAAGATTGCGGGTATTCGGGTCTGGATAATCCATGTGAACTCCTACGAGTAAGAAAAAAGCAAAGTCATGTGCGCGTGCACAATTTGGTTCAGCGCGCATTCCAAGGATTCGTTCCCCCAAGATCGAATCTGGTCGCCGCATTGCATTTGACCATATTGGGAATGAAACACGGTATTCAGCGCGGCGTTAATCTGTAAAGTAAAAATTGCTTCCTCGGCGGCAAATTGCCCGCCCAGCTGAAACCCGCAGCGCAGTGGGGCAAACTCCGTGAGCGTTATCGCAAACCCCAATTTCGCCGCAACATCAATAAAGTATTGACGACTTTGGCCACCGATCGCGGTCAATTTATTTAACAGCGCATTGCGCTGCTCTATTAACGTTGAAGGCGCCTGGCCGCACGGTTCCGGCAGGCCGGCGTACGCTTGCCACTCGGGCATCAGCTCTTTGACCTGGCGCGGATCAGCCTCGGCAATAATATCCAGCGAACGGGCCTCAACAAGGGCCAATTCATCCGCAAAAGCGCCGATAATTTCGCTAAATATAGGGTCTGCTTCCAGCATATCCCAAAGCAAACCACGGGGTAGGTGTGCTTTTATCAAATCGCTGTAATCTAGGCTCGTGCGCATGTTATTGCCAAGTAATGATGCCAAGTTGCGAAATTTCACCCGCTGTCAACGTCAAGTCCGCGGCGGGAATGACCACGTTGTGGTCGGTCTCGCCGGCCGCGGTCGATATCGCCTCGCGAACATGCGAAAGTAAAATTGTGCCGCTGCCGTTCCCGTCATCGACCTGCGCCTCGCGGTCGAACAATTCCGCAAGCTCCGCTTGCACCGCGGCTTGAGCGGCCGGGGTGTTTGGCGTCAAAGCGATGGTTAAATTTTGCGCGACCGGGGTTGGCGCGAAAACGCCCAGTTGTTTCATCCCAGCGGGCCGCAGCGGATCAATATAATCGATAACATCCTGTACCTCGGCGGCATCTGGAATCATATTAATATCATTGTCCCGCACAAAATAAACGCCGACCGAACCAGACCCCATCCATCCGCCAAAGGCCCAAGCCCGCGTCACGCCCGGCACTTCCTTGGCCCAGCGAATATAATCATTGACCCGCCCGCCGTGCGGCGGCCGTTGCACATGATCGCGCAACCGATCGCGCCAGCTGTCCAAGGTCTCTATGTCCGCGCCGCCGGTCAGTTCGCCAGAATCCACCAGCGCCGAGGCATTGACGCCAGGAATAGGTGAGACCAGCGACAAAGCCATGCCAGCTGCGGCATTACCCGCTTGACCCGCCGCGATTGCGGTTATCGCAAGCGATACGGTACCGGCGCTAATCGTACCGCCAACATCGACCGTATACCGCACCGAGTCCGACCGTTGTAGCAAAGCACCGGCCGGAATGGTCGATCCATCCGCCCCGCTAAAATCAACAAAACCCTTGGCCGATGCCACTTTCAACCGCGGTATACCTCGCCATTCGGCGCGCAGCGCAAAGTTTTCCTCATCGGCCAGATCCGGCACGACCTGGCGCGCGTTATAGTCCAAATGCGCGTGCAATTCGTTGATTGCCCCGGCCATGCCCACCACCAAGCCGTTAATCACGTTAGCCGGCAACCTCGGGTCCGACGCCGGCAGCCGTGTTTCAACATTACTGATTAACCGATTGATTTGTATTTGTATATGATCGCGATTAAACGGCACCGGCGGCCTCCAAAATATAGGGGATTTCTTCAACAAACGATCCGCCGCGTACCAGCGGAATTTCCAGCGCCAGCGCCAGCACGCCGGGCTGTAACCACCGGCCCCGGACATCGACCGACACGGCCACATTATTGGTAATCAACACCTGCAGCGCGACCCGCGCATAATTTTCTGCGCGCAATAGGGTTTCGTCGGTTTCTGGCGCGCCGCGTAGCAGCCACAACAAAGACCCTTCACTATTCAGCGGCGACTGGTTAATCCACTGATCCGCCCAAAACCCGCGCCGGTCCAGACTATCGCCGGGCAAAAGCTCATCGCCCTGGGCTCTTTGATCGGTAAACAACAAATAAATAACCGTCGATCGCAAACCGGGCCGGGTAGCGATATCGCCCCGATCCATTGCCAAGCCAAAACGGCTGGCAATCTGGTCGTTGTTGATCTTGACTTCGAAATCGGTCATTGCGGTTTTTCGGTCGGCCCGCCGTTGTCGTTTTCGGGGTGCACGTGATCCAGAAATTTAATCCCGCTGATCTCGATATCGCCGCCGGGTATTTTCACCAACGGCGTGTCCAGCAATATTTCATTCGCGGCGCTAATTTCAACATCCGGCGCAATAACCCGAACCTTGGTGACACTGACAACCTCGATCAAATTGCCATCTTTTAGCGTAATGCGATCGCCCTCATCGCTATACAGCCCCACCTCGCCGGGTTGCCCCGCGGTCGGCCGATAGCGTCGATCATCGCCGCAAATAAACACCGGGTGCGACCGATCGGCGCCGACGCGCAACAATAAGCCCTCAGCGCCCTTTACCGGAACGCAGCTAAACCCGTAGCTGCGAAAAACCTCGACACCTTCCAAGGCTTTACCGCCCCGCGTCATCACCGAAACGGTTTGCAGGCCGGTGCTATCGTCAACCGCTGTCACAACGGCCCGCAATAACATCAATGTCGCGTCGATCAAAGCGGATACCCCGCGCCGCCGTCCGGCAAGGCGATCAGGTCAAAGGCTTCCGGCCGGGTCACCTCCAAATCTGTGCGGGTGCCCGTAGTAGGCCCCAGCGTATAGCGGCAGCTAATCAACAGCATTTTGTCGTCGCGGCCCATAAAAGGATCAACCACGCGGACTAGATTATTCGGCTGCCATAGCTTCCCGTTATCCATAAACCAGCCTTGCACGGCGTACGTAATGCGCGTCGACCGGCCCGCCCGGATCGAGCGTTCGAAATCGGCCCGTTGTTGTAGGCTTTGGCCGGCTCCTTGCTGCTCGGCAACAACCGTCAACGGACGGTAACGCTTAATCGCCGGATCCCGGCTTTGAGCGTCAGGGGTGGCCGCAAGTGCGCCAAAAAACTGATCGGTGCCAACCGTCTGGCCGACAACGTTGTATTCGCTGAACCGGTCAAGATGGCTAAATTGCCCGGCCGCAGACAGCACATTAACCCCCAATTCCAAGCCATCCGATAGCAAATGGGTACTTCGTTTACCGATCACCAAATTACCGTGCGCGTCGGCCATCAACAAAACACCTCGCTGCCGTGCGGCCCGCTCGATGGCTTCAAAAGCGGTTTCGTTCTCTACGTCGAACCGGTCAAACGGCGCACCGACATCGGCCTCAACAATCAATCGAATACCAAACGGTTTAATAATGTCCGCCGCAATCTGCGCCAGGTCTTGGCCGTTGTACTGCTTATCAATCGCGCTGCAATCCACCAGGTCCGCCGTTGCATCGCGGCCGCCGACGTTTATTTGGTGTTCGGTGCTGTCATAAAACGGTAGCGATTCATCGACAGAGCCGTTAATCAACGTTTGACCGTCCGCCTTTAATTGGCAAAGGGCACCGGGTAGGATCGAACGCGCTTCGGGTTGGTCGGCCCACCGCTCGGTATGCGTCAACCTATAATCACCGGTCACGTATTCCAGTGATCGAAACACCTCGATTTCATTCCAACCGCCGTAAATCTGGCCACCAACGTGCAAATCAACTTGCATCGATCAGCACCTCGATCGATTGGCCCCCCGGTATAAAACCGGGGTGCTTAACGTTGTTGCGTGCCACCAGGTCTTTGGCCCTTTCGGCATCGCCATACAACCGATGCGCGAGCACCAGCGAAGACGTTGTCGACGGCAAATAATATTGCCGGATGCTGGGCAGCTGCGCCGCCCGAATTCGGACATCGTCGATCACCGACGCGCGAAGGTCCAACAACGAATTAAATACGTCGTCGCCGGCCGTGTTCATCAGCAAATCCAATCGGGCCAGCACGTTGTCACGCGCCTGTACCGCCTGGTCCGCCGAGTCAAATTGTCC